TCCTCGCCCCACACCGGCGCGCGGCCCAGGGCGTCGATGCAGGCAATGGATACTGCTTCGATCAGCGTCATGTGCGGGTCCAGCTCACCTGCTTCGAGGCAACTTCGGTCGGGATCCGGTCGAAGCCCGTGTCGCCGGGGAAGGCGACCTGCTGGTCTTCATTGGTAATGAAGAGCGCAATGGGCCGCTGCCAGTAGAACATGGCCGAGGTGGCGTTAAGATTGAGAACGGCCGCCCCGTCGACGGAGAAAGTGGGCGTGGCGGTATCGAGGATGCTCTCGTCGATGAGGATGGGGTCGGCGATCACCTGACCGTCATCATCGAGCACCGCGAGCCACGCACGCGCGATCTTGCCGCGCACGGGCGTGCCCAGAAAATCATTCAGCGCATCGAAGTCCGATATCCCGGCCAGGGAATAGACGGTCTCGGTCGTGCGGATTTCGGCGGTCTCACCCGCACCCGATATACGGCCCAGACGCGCCACTCCCGTGAAATCTTCACCCTCCCAAGTGAGGGTGCCGGCCCCGCTCCAGAACCGGTAGGTGCCACCGGCAAGCACGAACTCCGCCAGGAAGGCCACGCGCAACGTGCTGCTGCGGAGGGCTGCCGCCATGTTGATCGACAGTTCCTTCATGGCACATCCTCGACAAAGGACAGGGTGAATGGCTCCGCCCATTTTGCCGCGCGGTTGATCGCCTCATAGTCCGGCACCAGGCGCATCTGCATGGTGGGCCGCCAGAGTGTGACCGGGTCGCCCGTGGCAATTCCGGCGCGCAGGCCGGGCAGGATATTGATCAGTGCCTCGCCGGCGGCGTTCGACGTGACAGCGCTCCGGACCTCGTAGACGCAGGTGATGTACTCGCCGCTGCCGATCGCGTGGCGCAGGCCGAGAAGGTCGCCACGCCGGAAACATGGCTGACTCCCGGGGAGGCCTTCCACATGGATGCGGCGCTCACCGCGGCTTGCGGCCACCACGATCTGCAGCGAGGGACCGTCGGTAAAACCGGTGCCGTCGGTAAAGCCCGTGCCGTCCGAGAAGAAGGTCTCGTCGCCGGCCAGCAGGGAGGGGAAAGGCCTCCACCAGTCGAACAGGCGGACGGGGTTAACCGGACCCTCGAGGCTCTCGAGGAAACCCTGCATGTCGGAGGCCACGTCGAGGGCCTTGTTGTTGAAGGTGAGGTCGGCCTTCCATATCTGCGCCAGGGTGAGGGCCTTGCCCACGCCGGTGTAGGGCGATACCGACACCTGGGCCACGGTCGCCAGATAAAAGCGCCCCGACATGGGTTCGAAGTCCGGCTCATGCGGCCAGTCATAGAGCATGGATCAGCGCCTTCCGAAGCCGGGGTTCGATGCGGTTTCCCGCTGCACGGTGGACTTGATGGTGTTGCCGATGGTGGACGACATCTTCTTGAGGTCGGCCCGCAGCGCCGCTATGGCCGCGCGGTCGGCCCCCTCGGCGTTGAGTGTCAGATGGACCGCCACGGTCCTGCCGCCGCCGCCCAGGGCGTCGTTGGGGATCACGGTGCCATCGCCACCCATGCGGACAACCTCGGGCCCATTTTCGCCCACGAGATAAGACTTTCCGGATTGCACCGGCCCGCCTCCTGCCCGCGCGCCGCCGAACAGGGACCCGAAGATGCCGCCCCCTTCGCCGCCGCCGAAGATTGATCCGAAGATGCGGCTCACCGCCGAATTCGCCAGCGAGGTGATAATGCCCTTTGCCATGTCGCGGAAGGCTTCCTTCACAGACTTCGTCCCGTCGATCACCGACGAGAAAGCGCTCGAGAATTCCGAGCCGAAGGTATCGCCCACGCCGCTCATGGCGTCGTTGGCCTCCTTGCTGCTCTTGCCCAGGTCCATCATGTAGAACGAGGTGTCCTTGGCGGCCGCGCCCACCCGCTTGATGCCGTCCCCGGTCTTCTTCAGCTTCTCGGCGGCGGGCGCCGCCACGTTCTCGAGGCCCCTCAGACCATCGAAGGCTGAGGCGAATTCGCCGGTCAGGGAATCGACATTGAAGCCGAGGTCCTTGAGGGCCTCGGTCGCCACCTGTCCGAGACCGGGGAATACCTCCTTCACCTTGACCCACACGGCATCGATCATGGCCTTCATGTCGTCGAGGCTGTCGGTTGCGTATCCGATGATGCCTGCGAGAAGCACGAAGCCTGCGGTGCCCATGCGGTTGATGGCCGTGAACGCCAGCATGCCCTTCGCGGTGATCGCCACCGATCTGTAGAAGAGCAGCATGTTGCCCGCCACGAAGAGGATCGAGCGCCCGAAGGCGACAAGGCCGATCACGGCGAGCAGCCGTCCGAAGGCGGCGAGATTGTCATAGGTGAAGGCGACCGCGCGACCAATGCCCTCGAAGACACCGGCCATCACGTTGACCGCGCCCGCCAGGAAACGGCCGATGGACTCTCCCAGGCTGTTGGTGCCCATCACCATGCCGGCCATGCGGTTGGCGAAGTTCACGAGCGCGTTGTTGAGGCCGCTGTCGCCCACCTTGCGGGCAAACAGGATCCACGCCCCGTTCAGCCGGTCGAGGGCCAGCTTCACGGAAGGCACCTCGCGGTTCACCGCAACCATGCTGCGGATGAAACCCACCATGAGATTGCCGCCCGCGAGGCCGGCCATCACTCCCTTCAACTGGGTCATGGACCGGTTGAATCGTCCGAGGCTGGCATTGGCCGAGGCAAAGGCGGCGCGAGTCTTGTCCTGCGCAACGATATCGATTCCGACGCGGGCGGTCGTTGTCACTGTGGGTTTTCCTTGCTGCGAATTCTGAGATACGCGACCATCTCACACCATTCTTCCGGCGTGGCCTGCTCGATCACCCATGGCGGTTGATGGAGCAGGAACGCGAGTTGAATGACGCTCATGCGGAGATCGTCGCGTCTCAGTTTTTTTCGGCATCCTCGACGGCCGCGGCATCAAACCGGACCTTCGACATGACGGCATCGCCGATCCTCTGCACCACGCCGGGGTCGGCGCTGTTGAAAAGGTCGGCCCAATTCATCGGACGGAACAACTGGTTTCCATTCTCGTCCAGGGAGACCGCCACGATGAGCATGGCCATCATCTTCACTTCGTCGTCCTTCGAGTCCTTGCGGACCTTGGAGAGGATGGCGAGTGTCGGCGTCTTGTAGCGGATGACCTGCGGCTTGTTGTTCTCTCCCCACTCCGGGATCTCGATCGAATGGGTTTCGCGGGCGGCGTGCTGCGCTGCGATGCGCTCAATCAGGCTGGCCATGGATCAGCTCGCCGTGGCCCACGAGAGAGCGCCCGTGCCGAGGAACTGGAAGGCCCGGGACACGATGCCATCCATCGACGTGCCCATGGTGATGCGGGTGATGAGCGCCGTGCCGGTCTGGTATTTGGCCCCCGTGCCCGCGCCCTCGTAATAGAGATTGAGGGTGACGGAGGCTCCCTCGGTCAGCGTCTCCTGCCCGTTCGTGTCGGTCTCGTCCCAATGACAGGACAGTGAGCCGCTCCATTCCTTCTGGCCGGCGATGTGGGTTTTCCACGCATCGCCCATCGAGGTGTCTTCGGCTGTATCGGAACCGGACTCGGTGTTCCATTCCTTCACTTCGGCCACCGTGTTCGCGCCAACCTTGACGACGCCGCCATTTCCATGATGCGTGCCCATGGGTCTTCTCCTTTCAAGCGATGAGGGTTTCGGGCGCACCCTCGAGGGTGCGATAGTTGCAGGTGTAGGTGAGGACCATGCCCAGGGCGCGCTGTTCTCCCTCCCCGGTCATGGCAATGGCGGTCGAGTTCAGCGTGATGTCCCTGATGAATTCCCAGACCCCGGCCCGGCTCTGCCAGGCGGCCTCGAGCGCCACCTCGATTTCGGCCGCGATCATGTCGAGCGCCGCATCGGCTGCATCGATCTGCTGGACTGCTATATCGAGTGCCACCCGCACCATGCGGGACTGCTTGCGCGGGGACAGGGTTTCACGCTGCGCGTCCTCCTGCAGGGTGTAGACGATGACGGCGGGGAGGCTCTGCTGTTCAAGTTTATGGACGCGGGTCTTGAATACGTTGCTGCCTGTGGTGGCGAGGCCGGTAACGGCGGTCGCTACCGCATCGCGGATCTGCTGGCGCGCATGGCTCACGGCTGCTTCTCCAGCATCACCTTGGTCATGCCCGTGCCGTCGGGCTGGACGTCCACGGCCTTATAGGTGGTGCCATCGATCACGAAGGTGTCACCCTGCCGGCCGCCGCTTGCGAGATCGGAGGTGCGAACCCATACCTGCGGCGCGGTGGACTGGATCGCCACCTCGAGGCCGATCTCGAGCGCCTGCGCGGCGGCATCGAAGATCGCCTTGATGGCCGTGGGGCCGCCGCCAGCCAGCGGAGTGTAGCTGGCATCGACGCCGAACTCGTCGGAATTGAGAAACACCAGGCGATCGGCGGCGGTTTCCACAGCCATCGGTCAGCCGGCCTTCTTGGCGGGATTGCGGGCGTCCTGTGCCGCGATCGCCTCGGCCAGCTTCTTCTGGGCCGCAGGATCCTGCTCCTTGTAGCCGCGGTGCATGTCCACCTCTTCGAAGGAGGTCTTGTCCTTGGGCAGCGAGGCATCATCGACCCACAGGACTGCACCCTTCGGAAAGTTGACCTTGCGCGTCACCACGAACTCGCCTTCGAGGACGTTGCCATTGCTGTCGGTCGCGGCACAGATCGCCGGGGCGTGATATGTGGACCACTTGGTATCGAGGCCGAGCTTTGCCTTCTCTTCGAAGGTCAGCTTCGAGAGGGCAATGATCTTCTTGTACATCGGGAAATCTCCGTGATGGGAAATGGAAAGGGGCACGCCGCAACGTGCGTGCCCCGGATGCTGATGCTGACGTGGCCAGGCCTTACGTGAAGGTGGTCAGGCAGGCCTTCTGCCAGAAGCCCAGACCAACGTTGCCCGCCCAGTCGACGCCATAGCGGTGCTTGTTCTCGTTGAACTCGAGATCGGAGCCCTCCGCGAGCGCGCTCACGTGCTGCGGCAGTTCCTCCTGCAGGATGAACGGCTTCATCTCGCTGTCGCGGGCGAAGGTCGCCATCTTGTTGGACCAGCCGCCCTGATCGAGACGGCCATTGGCGGACACGTTGATGCGGATGCCCTCGGGCAGGTTCTGCAGGAGGTTGGCACCACCGGCGGATGACGTCGGCATGTTCACCGCTTCAACTGCCGTGGCATAGTTCACCAGCGGCACCATGACGAGGAAGTCCTTCGCGTTCTCGTTCATGAGTTCGCCACGGTCATCCTTGAAGCCGAACATCTTCGTCACGGACTGCAGGATGGCGCCCTTCATCTCGTCAACGGTGGGGGTAGTGCCCGTCGCTGCCGCGTAGGTGAGGTCGTTGTCCTGCGTGCCGGAGTCGCCTTCGGCGTGGTCGGTGTCGAAGAAGTACTGCCCGTCGTAACAGACCTTCGCCTCGGCGGCGATGATCAGGGTGGTGGCCAGCTTCGCCGGGAACGCGTTCACGCGATTGGCGAGGTCGGCGATGCGGATATCAAAGGCGTTCGACTTGGCACGGCGCATTTCCGGTACCGTGATTTCGAGCGTGGCTTCGAAGTCCTTGTTGGTGATGGCGAACGAGAATTCGCGCAGGTCCTTGGCGGAACGGCCACCCAGCCACTCCTGCATGGCGGGAGACTGGCCGAGCCACGCGTAGGTTTCCGCCGCCTGGTCCGATGTCATCTTCATGCACAGATCAGGCACCCAGCCATAGGTGCCCAGCGAGAGGGCGCGGGTGAGGTCAGCCAGAATGCCCCGGCTGGTGATGAGTTTACCACTCATGGTGAAGTCCCTTCTTGAGAAAAAAGTTGAGAGGAAAAAGACGAGAGAAGAGAACGCGCGATTACGCTTCGCGCGCCCAGACACCCTTGCGGCGGATCAGCGACCAGCCGTTCGCGTCACCATCAGTGATGACGGCGTAGTCACCACGATTGGCCGTGGCCTTCGTGTTGATGATGTCCTTGTTGTCGGCAGCGGTGATGTCCGGGCCTTCGATCATGTCGGAGGCGTTGGGCGAGATCGCCACGCCCGAAACGCCATAGGCGGCGGCATTCGCCACCACCACGTTGTTGATGCCTCCCACGGCAGGCAGGGTGAGAACAACAGCGTCCGTATCCACCCAGATCACCTTGCCGCCATCTTCCGCGTCGATCGTGTAATTCGCGGACTTCAGTTCGTGCAGCATGCCCTCGAAGGGATCAAGCATCTCGCCCGCAGAGAACTGCACGTCCACATAGCCGGACGCGGCGAAACGCACGACCTTGCCCACATAGGAGCCGCCGGCGCCATGGAAGACGAATGTATCGTCGTCGGTGGCCCAGACGTGTGCGCCCACGTCGGTGATCACTGCGCCGGAGACCGGCAGAGTGACAATGCCCTCGCGCACAACGGACACCTGAATGTCAGCAGCCGCACCGAGCGAGTTGTCGGCATTGCGATGTGCGAAGCCGCCGAACTGGTCGCCGCCCACGAGGGGGCGGGCATGGCCCGTCGCCTTCACGACGCCGACGACGGCACCGCCATAGATGATGTCCGCTGCGATGACCGGCAGGTTCGACATGTCGCCGCGCTTCAGGTCGCGGACCTTGTCAACAGAAAGAGTAGTCATGGGGAAACTCCCGAATGAGTGATGAAGAGGATGGAGGGGTGAAGGGAGGGCGAGGCGTTAGGCCGCGCGGCTCTTGTAGACCTTGACGCGGCCCTGTTCTTCCATGGAGCGGAGCGCGGCATAGGCCTCGAAGTTGGTGAACTCGTCGGCCAGCTTCGGGTCCGCAGACCATTCGGCCTTGTACTTGTCGACGCCTTCCTTGCCCTCGAGGGCGGCTTTGCCGGGCGCTGCAGCGGCCGGATTGGCAGGCTGCGTCGGAACCTTGACGCCCTTTTCGTCGGCATCAAGGGCGGCGAGCTGCCCCGCACGGGTGGCCTTCTCGGCGGCCACGATGGCGAGCGCGAGATCTCCGGCGCTCTTGCTGCCGTCCGCCTTGTGGGCAGCGACGAGGGCCTCGTGGCCTGGCAGTGCGGCCTGCTCGATGGCGATGATGCGTTCGCGCTCGGCGGCCGCACCGGCCTTGTGGGCAGCGTCAGTATCGGCTTGCGCGCCGGACTTGGCTTCCGCCTTGCCCTCCGCAATCAGGGCGGCAGCAACGTCAGGAAAATATTTCTTGACGGACGCGGCGTCGACCGTGATTTCTCCAGCACTGGCGGCAACGCCAGCAGCGGCTGCAGAGACAGCCGCCAGCATCCCAGCTTTCGACATGGGAACTCTCCTTTATGTGACGGGTCTCACGCCCCGTTGATGGTGGAAACGAACGCCTGATAAGCAGCAAGCGGCGAGCCTGTGGCGTCTGCCAGGCCGGCCTTCACGCCCTCGGCCCCTGCAAAGCAGTTGGCCTCGGTTGCAAGCGCCTCCGCAGCGGACAGACGTTCCCCTCGGAACTTGCCCACCGTATTGGCAAAGATGGTTCGGGCGGCTTGAACCTCGCCCATGATGTCGTTGAATACCTCCGGCGGCAGTGGCTCGTAGGCATTGCCGTCAGCCTTGTGTTCACCTGCCGCAATGATGGTGACCTTGTAACCCTGCCGCTCGATGGCCCCGCTCATGTCCACGTGCATCGTGACAACGCCGATGGAGCCGATGCCACCTGTCTCGGGCAGGACGATCTGCCGGGCGGCAGACGCCATGAGATAGCCTGCCGAGTAGGCATAGTCGGTGCAGATGGCAATGGTGGGCTTGGCCTGCGACAACTCGAAGATCATCTCGGCCGTCTCGAAGGCGCCAGCAACCTGTCCGCCGAACGAGTCCACTTCAAAGACCACGCCGCGAACAGCGGGATCCACCAGGGCACGCTTCACTTGCGCCTGCAGGCCCTGATAGCTGGTCTCGCCTGATTCACTCTCGACCCATGCCCCCTTGTGGACGAGCGTGCCCTCGATGGGGATCACGGCCACGTTGCCGTCCATGGCATAGGGTTTCACCTTGTAGGCGTCGTAACTGCGGCCCAGCCGGTCATCGAGGACGCCCATCGAAGGACGGCCATTCTGGAAGGCGGTATGGCGGACCGCGTCCACCTCGGACACCTGCAGTCTGCCGCCGGTCATGCGTGCTCCCAGCCCGACGGCGATGGCGGCGGCCTTCTGCGGGTGGATCATGAGCGGCGTATTGAGCGCCAGCGATGCGATGCGGGACAGGCTCATGTGTTTTCCTTGCCTCCTGAATTGCCGTCATTGGCACCCTCGCCACCCGTCTGGGCGGGCTGTAGGGCCGAGGACGCATTGGCGGGCGTCACGAGGCCGCCGGCGTCGCGCAGCTTCTGCTCGCGCACGAGCTGGGCGTGCTTTGCCTCGAAGGAACCACCGGTGCGCTCCATGATGATCTGGTCACGGGTCTTCGTGCCCATGCCGAGGTCGATCAGGTCCGCGGATGCCTCCTTTTGCGGGTCAAGCTGGATCCGCGCAGGCCCGATCCAGTCCGAGCCAAGCCACGCGGCCCGGATCACCGGATCCGTGAAGTATCCCGGTGCGGCCAGGCGGCCCTGGGCCACGGCCTCGGTGATCACCCACTCGTAGACGGGCTGGCAGAACTTCCACGCCAGCCACGAGCGGCGGGTGCGGAACATCTGCCACGCCATCTCGAGGGCGGCGCGCGAGGCGGAGTAGCTCGCCTGAAAACTCTTCAGCAGCAGTTCGACCGGCAATTCGAGGGCCACGCCCACATGGCGGGACATGGCCATGACGAAGCCGTCGAAGCCCGCGTTCGGGCGCTTGAGGTCGGGGAACACCGCCTTTTCGCCAGGCTGAAGGGTGACGGCGGCGCCGCTGCTGAGTTCGGTTTCGGTCTTGGCGTCGGCGCTCGTACCGGAACCCGCCTGGCCGAAGATGGGATTGCCGTTCTCGTCTTCCGGCAGAGGCGTTTCGAGGAACACCGCGAACATGGCCGACACCACGGCGGCGTCGACCTCTGCCTCGCTGTAGCGGCCAAGCTGCTTCACCGTCTCGATGACGGGGGCGAGGTACGGGACGCCACGGGCGCTGTCGATGCGAAGTTGGCGGAAAAGGTGCAGGATGAGCGGGTCGCCCGTTGTGGACGAGAAATTCTCGAAGCGGCGCCATTCGCGCTTGCCCACGAGATCGTCCGGGTGGCGGCTCGCGATGTGGTAGGCAATCGGCCTCCCGTCCGCATCATGCTCCACGCCTTCGACGAGATCGATAGTATTGACACGGTCCTGCGGATTGGAGACGCGGTCGGCTTCGACAAACTGCAGCTTGAGGCCATAGGTGTCGCCAGTCCCCATGCGGCGACGGCGCACCACGAAGAGGTCGCCTGACTCGAGGACGGAACGCAGCGCAAGCGCCTGCATCTCGTCGAAGTTCAGCCTGGACGAAAAATCCGGCCGGGACGCCCAGATGGCGAACTCACGTTCGGCCTGCTTCTGCCAGGCCGCAGCCTTCTCCGGCGTCACCCCGAGGATCTCGGTGTCGATCTGGGATTTGAGGACCAGTCCGTCGCCCACCACGGAGGTGGTGACGGTATCGATGGCACCTGTTGCCAGGGGGATGTTGCGGACGAGGTCGCGGCTGCGGGCGCGCAGGGTGGGCAGATCGCCCGCGAGGTCTTCGTTGCCGCTCGTCTGTTTGGTCTTCCAGTTCCGGGTCTGGCGGCGGTGCTTGCGTGCGCCGGTATAACCGCCGCCTGACGCCGACATGGCGAGCCGGCCCTTGAGGCGCTCTATGCCCGCAGCCGGGCTGATCCACTCGACCAGCCGGTCAAGCGGCCCCCAATCCACCTCAATTCTCTTCGATCCGACCTGGATGATGCGGCTCATTTCGGCACCACGTAACGCGTGCGGCGCACCCCGGCGGCGGATGCCGACAGGCTTTTGGCCTTGGCGTCCCAATAGTTGATTTTTTCGGTGATGGCGCCAGCATCCACGCGCGACAGCGAGCGCCCGGCGATGGTGTAGGACTGCCCCGATGCCACCTTGGCATCAGCCTCGAGCCAGAGTGCAAGCTGCGCTTCGGCAAAGGCGAGAGTGATTCCTGCCATCAGAAGCGGTCCTTCGAGAATAGCGAGTTGATGCGGGCAGCGGACGATGGCCGCTGCGGTGCTTTCGGTGGTTCGGGCGCAGGCTCTGTCTCTCCCGCAGGTGCCTCGGTCGGAGTGCCCGCCAATTGCACCGGCTTCGAAAAGAGATCGGCCTGCGGGCGTTCGCGCGGCCCGCGTTGCTGCGCCAGCAGCTTCCATTGATCCTCGGTCCAGTAGCCTGCGGCATGGACCATGAGTGCCATGTTGTAGATCCGACAGTCATGGAAGTGGTTGTCGCCCGTGGCGACCCACTCCTTCACCTTGCGGCCCTTGACCTCACGTTCCTTCAGCGACTCCGCCACCACCTGACGGCACCAGCGGTCGTCGTTGTGCTGGGCAATATGGACGAAGCCCGGCGGATAAACCTCATGGCCGTCATCGGGCTGATCCTTGCGCAGGTAGGCATAGAACTCGGCCTTCAGCGCCCATGTTCCCACGGGCCAGATCAGCGCGCCCTTCTTCCTTTTCTTGCCCTTGTACGTGACGTCCGTCTTGGCGGGCGTACCGAGGGCGGGCCTGTACCAGCCGTCTTCGCCCTTGAGGGCCTTGGCCTTCGGGTGACGGCGCACCCAATTCTTGACCGCGTCGGTATTGAACCCGGCATCGACGCCGATCATGTCCACCGGCCACTGGTTGCCGTAGGCGTCCGGGTAGCGGCGCTCGGCAAGTGTCGTCAGTTGCTGCCAGACCATACCGTCGGGATCGGCAGTGTCGCCCTCGAGGAAGCCTGCGTCGAGCGACCAGCTTTGCCGGTCGGCTCCCCAGCCCACCACCTCGTAGAACAGACCGTTTCCCTGCACGTCGACCGCCAGGGTAAAGAGCAGGGCCCCCACCGGGATGGTGGCACGGGGATAATTCTCCGCGCGCGCGAGCAGCAGTTTCCACTCGGGTGCATCTGCCCGCTCTTCCCAACTTTCACCAAGCCAGAGATTGACGAAGGTACGCAGCTTCGTGGCGTCGTCCTTGGCCGAGCAGAACTTCTCCGCCACCTTGTCCCAGGTGGTGAGTAGTGACGAGAGAGAGTCCACATGAAAAGAGGGATAGAGGCCCTCCGGGTTCTCAGCGATGTAGCGTCCTGCCCGCACCATGGCGGCCTTTTCGGAGTGGGCGATCACGCAGCCGCCGCTCTTGCAGACGTAGTGCGCCTCGTGCGGAGGCTTCGTATTGAATTTCAGGCCGTGGGCAGTGTTCTTGCCTCCGAACTCCAGCTTCTGTTCGAAGCCGCAGTGCGGGCATTTGACGTACCAGTTCCGCTGGTCGCCCGCCTCATAGGCGGCATCGACCCGGCTGTGCCCCTTGATCGTGGGCGTCGAGGATACGAACGCCATGTAGTCGCCGGTCGCATGGAAGGCGATGAAGCGTGCATCGGCCAATTCCTCCGGGTCACCTTCCCCTTCGATCTCGAGGGGCCAGCCATCGACCTCGTCGCGGTGCTGGTATTTTACCGTCTTTGAGCGCAGGTCCGCGCCCGAATTCGCGCCCGTGAGGGTGATCGAACCGCCGGTGAAGGATTTGCTGCGGGATGTGGAGCCGCGGTTGGAGCGCGCAATCGCGCCACGCACCCGGCGGCGCAGTTCCGGCGTCTGCTCGATGGACGGCGTCAGCTTTTCACGGCTGTATTCATGTGCCGCGTCGACCGTCGGCTGAATGATCATCGCGCGCGCGGGCGTCATGGCGATGATGGTGCCCATCCAACCAATGCCGAGGACTGTGGCGCCGATTTGGGCGGACTTGCGCAGAACCACCTTGTTCCACGGCGAGCCTGCCGCCAGGGCGTCGAGGATCGGCACCATCTGCGGTGTCAGTTTGGGATCCCACCGGCTCCCCGCGCGGGGACCGTCGGCCACCACGAGGTTCTTCTCGGCCCACGCCGAGGGCGTGATGGCAAGCGCTGGCTGGAAGATGGATGCCAGTGCCCCGGCCACGAGGACGAGGGCTGAGGGATGGCGAGGCTTACTCATCGCCGGCGTCGTCGCCCGCGTTATGGGCCTCGATTGCGCGGTCACGGGTCATTTTCATCGACTCGTGCAGCGCCATGCGTACTTCCTGTGCCGCTGCCTTGAGGATGATTCGCACCGCAGGGTCCTCCGACTTCGATGGCAACTGGTCGATGATGCGGATGATCTGCATCGCGCACTCGACCATTGCGTCTGTGACGGCAATGACCGGCACCAGCTTGCCCAATTCCTTCTCGAGGGCGAGCCGCGAGAGGTCGGCGTCATAGGCCTCGCGCTTGGCGCGGTGCAGGGAAAAGACCTGCTGCGCCGTCGCCTTCGGGCGCTCTTCGGCACCTGGCATCGGGGCCGCCGGCGTGGATTCGGGAGACTGCCGGGGCATATCCCGGTTGCGGAGCGCCTGCGCGGGGTCGGTCTCCTCCCCCATCACGCGGTCATAGGCATCCACGTCGACCAACTTGCGCACCCCCGCCTTGCGGGTGGGCACACGGCCCTGGTGGCGCTCAAGGTTCTTGGAGATCGCCTGCTTGGTGACCCCCCTCGCCGCGGCGAGATCTGTCACCGACATAAAAGTCTCGCTCATGCGGTTTCAGCTTGCGCTCGCCTCTCCCCGGAGATCACGGCGGTGAAGACTGTGTTCGGCGCGCAGCGGATGGCCAGCGGCCCGCACTCGACCGTCAACCTGCTGTCGTCAACCATTGTCAACCCTGTCTGAAGTTTGCCACGCTACCGCGACATCGAGGTGCGAATTACC